CTATTATTCTGATAATTGGAGTGATACTAAAGCATTTCCACCTAAGCGTATTCCAGCATTTGGAACGTCTAATGAAGGGATTGAGTTACTTGTATTTGGTGCGCAGTCAGTAGGTAGAAAATATTTCTCAGCTGTTGCTTACGAACCATGTTTGGATTATTGTATTCTTGAAGAACGGATATCTGAATATTTAATTAATGATGTTGATAACGGATTTAGTGGTACTAAGGTAGTTAACTTCAATAATGGTGTGCCAACTGAAGAACAGCAGAAAATTCAAGCTAAAAAAGTTCTAGGTAAGTTGACCGGTGCTAGAGGACAGAAAGTAATTGTATCTTTCAATAACAACCAAGAACAAAAAACAACGGTTGATGATATTCCATTAAACGATGCGCCTGATCATTACAACTACTTATCAACTGAGTGTAGAAATAAAATTTTAGTAGGTCATTGTATTACATCACCTATGCTTGTAGGTATTTCTCCTGATGGCCAAGGATTCAGTTCTAATGCTGATGAGATTGAGGTAGCTGCTAAGTACTTTCACAATACAGTTGTTAGACCACAACAAGATATTCACCTAGACGCTATTGCTGAGGTGTTAGCTTACAATAATATTAGCTTAGACTTATTCTTTAGAAGATTGAACTTGTTTGAAGACATTGAAGCTGATGAGCAAAAGTCTGAGGAAGTTGCTATGAGTTCACACGATAAACTTAGTGACGTTTTGTCAC